GTGAAAAACCACCTGCGCGCTGTCGCGGCCGGGCTTGGCCTGCCCTATGAGTTGGTTTCGGGTGACCTGGAAGGTGTAACTTATTCCTCGATCCGCGCTGGGTTGGTGGAGTTTCGTCGCCGGGTTGAACAACTTCAGCACAACGTGGTCGTGCATATGTTCTGTCGCCCCATCTGGGAACGGTTTGTGCGCATCGCCGTGTTGAGCGGCGATCTAGCCGCCCGCGATTTTGATGCTGATCCCGCAGCTTACCTAGGCTGCAGCTGGCTGCCACCCAAATTCGACTACGTTGATCCCATGAAAGATGTCCAGGCCGAGATACTCGCCATCGACGCAGGTCTCAAATCCCGAAGTCAGGCGATTTCCGAACGGGGCTACGACGCCGAACAGGTCGATGCGGAGATCGCCGCCGACAAAGCACGCACAGATACGCTTGGCCTGAGAGTCGGTGCACCGGTCCCTGACAAGGAGAACATCTCCGATGAATGACACCGTGACAGCTGATACCGTTGCCAACGCCAACGGTTTTTTCCGAACGCGTAGCGGCACGCTTGCGCCGACCTCAGCCGATGCACAAGCCCGCACCGTCGAGGTGATCTGGTCCACAGGCGCGCCGGTCCGCCGCCGCGACATGGCGGGCCAATACATAGAACGATTGAGCCTCACACCCGAGGCAGTGGATTTATCACGGCTGCAAGGTGCCAGTGTCCTCGACGCGCACCGCCAGTCTGCTGTGCGCGACGTGCTGGGCTCAGTCCGTAGCGCCACTGTTGACGGCGAACGCGGTACGGCCGTCATTAAATTCTCAGCCCGGCCTGAGGTGGAGCCGATCTGGCAAGACGTTATGGCCGGCATTCTTCGCCATGTCTCGGTTGGCTACTCCGTCGAGGATTGGGCCGAGACCACCGAGAGAGGCGCGCGCGTGCTGACCGCTGTGCGCTGGACACCTCACGAGATTTCCCTTGTGCCAACACCCGCCGATCCCGGCGCTCACATTCGAATGGAGAGCAACATGACCGACAAACAGAGCAAGGTTCCAACGGGGAACGATGCTCCAACCCGCAACAGCCCTCTTGCCAGCGACAGTACTGCCCAAACCCACACGAACATCGTTGCACCCCATAACGATGTTCAATCCCGCGCCATAAAAAACGCTGAAATCCGCTCCATTGGCCGTATCGCGGGCCTCGACCAAACTTGGATTGATCGTCAGATCGATGGTGGCGCGGATCCAGACATGGCTCGACGTGCCGCGTTCGATGCGCTGGCCAATCGCAGTGCACCTATCATTCGCAGTGAGCAGATGCGCGTGGAAATGGGCAATAGCTATGATGATCCGGCGTTGCGCGCGCGGCAGATGGGTGAGGCACTTTATGCCCGGATCAACCCACGCCATGAGATCAGCGAACCGGCCCGGCGTTATGCATATTCCACACCAGTGGACATGGCAAAGGAATTGCTGACCCTGCGCGGCGAGTCCACCATGGCGCTGTCGCCTGCGAGCCTTGTCACGCGCGCGCTGCATACAACCTCAGACTTCCCAATCATCCTTGGGGATACTGTCGGGCGGGTCTTGCGCGACAGCTATCAGGCAGCCCCCTCCGGGATCCGCCAACTCGGCCGGCAAACCAATGCGCGGGATTTCCGCTCGGTCAACAAGATCATGCTGGGCGAAGCCCCGCTGTTGGAAAAATTGAACGAGCACGGCGAGATCAAAGCCGGAACAATGGCCGAAGCGCGCGAGGCCTATAAGGTCGAGACCTGGGCGCGCAAGATTGGTGTCACTCGGCAGGTGCTGGTGAATGATGACCTCGGTGCTTTCTCAGACCTCGCTCGCAGGATGGGTCAGGCTGCAGCCGAGACGGAGGCGAGGATACTGGTTGCGCTGCTGGAATCCAACTCCGGCAACGGGCCAAAGCTTTCTAACAACAAGACGCTGTTCCATGCCGATCACGGAAACAAGGCAGGCACTGGTGCAGTGATTTCCGACACGACGTTATCAGCGGCACGGCTGGCGCTGCGCACCCAAAAGGGCATTGAGGACCGCACGATCCGTGTCACACCCAAATACCTGCTGGTGCCACCAGCGCTGGAAACAGACGCCGAGAGGTGGCTAGCCTCAGTCTCACCCGCAAAGGCGGCCGATGTGAACCCCTTCTCGGGCTCTCTCAACCTCATCGTCGAGCCGCGCCTGACGTCCGCTGCGCGGTGGTATATTACCGCAGATCCCGGCGAGATCGACGGCCTTGAATATGCTTACCTGTCCGGCAACGAAGGCCCTCAAGTCGAAAGCAAATCGGGCTGGGATGTTGATGGCGTCGAGATCCGGGTGATCCTGGATTTCGGGGCAGGGTTCATTGACCACCGTGGCTGGTTTGCCAACGCAGGGCCGTAACCATGACGGATATCGCACAACTCACCCAATGGCGGGACGCCCTTCTGGCGGCCCGTTTCAAAGGCGTCCGCACCGTCGAATACGACGGCAAGCGCATCACCTATGCCACTGATGGCGAAATGGCCGCAGCGCTCGGCGACCTCGAACGCCGTATCGCAAGTCTTGGGCCGAAACGAGTCTCAGTGGTTCGCATTCAATCCAGTAAAGGGGTATGACCCATGAAAACCTTTATCCAGAATGGTGATGTGATCACCATCCCCGCACCCATGGCTGGCATCACATCCGGCGACGGCGTGCTGGTGGGCAACCTTTTTGGTGTTGCCGCCAACACCGCAGCAGAAGGCGAGCCCGCCGAAGTGGCCACGACCGGCGTCTTCACCCTGCGCAAAGCCACCAGCGCCGTCCTGGCGTTGGGCGCGCAGGTCGCGTGGGACAACGCAGCCAAGTTGGTTACAACGCCAGGCGCGGGGCTTTATGCCATCGGTGTGGCGGTTGATGACGCAGGCAACGGCGCAGCGACCGTTGCTGTACGCCTCGATGGAATTGGAACCGTCGCTTCATGATGGAACGGGATATACAAGCAATCCTCAATAGCCTGACCCTCTTGGTGGACAGCACCAAGGGAGCGGTGCCTGTAATCCTGCTTCAGAGCCACGGGTGCATTTTTTTTCTGAGCTATCCTGCGAAGGGCGTAGAGAGACTGTAAAGACACCTGAACCATCAAGGTAATATTGTGCCAATTGGGAAAGCACTTGGCTGCCCTTGCAGGGAACCTCACTGCATGGACTTTAACTCAAGATCAGCCAAGTAATGGACGTCTGAAATGGTTTTAAGTTGGCCAGGCCAACGCGTGGCGGGCTACAGTTTGGAATACCAGATCATGTTCCGTGTTGTGCATGCTGAACGCCACGAGAAGGTTGACCCTCGCCGCAGATTATATGTGGGAGTTTTTGCGCTAGAGAGCGTCGAACCCGAAAATGCTTTCGGTGATATGAATACCGTTGACTGTCTGTCAGGCCTCACCTAATCATAGGTCTGACAGATTGACAGAGGGTCATATGATGACGGAACTAATCACCATTCAGCAACTGACAGTGGCGCTGAACCTGACCCGCTACCAGGTCGACGCCTGGATTTCACGGGGCTACTACAAACCACAAAGTGACCCTGAAAAAGGTAAGGCCCGCGAGTTCACTCTCAAGGATGCAATCGCGCTGGGTACGATTGCTGCGTTTGTGCGCCTTGGTCTTCAAGCAAAGGATGTTGGACCTCATGTCGGCCTTGGCGTTTACGGCTACAAAGACGACCGAGCCCTCTTTGCTATCTGCGAAGGCCCAATTCGTCTCTCGAGTGAAGCAAACGCCGCCTATGTCGAGCCGGAAATGGCTGCGCCTTTCTCAAAGTTAATTCCAGCAAAACGCCTTCCCGATCTCCTCAACGATCCGGAAATTACCTCGTTTGCCATCGTAGATTTGAACGAGATTGAGACCCGCATTTTGCATGCGTTAGCTGTAGTTTAAACCCCTCTCCAAAGGAGAAAAACCATGAAAACGATTTTGCGGGCTGGACCCGCCACGCAAGAGGCATGCCCGACGCTTGCTGAAGACCTTCTTCGCGGCGCAGATGAAATCGCCAAATTCATATTCGGCGACGCCAAGCACCGTAGGAAAGTCTACTACCTGACGGGTGAGGCTGCGAAAGGCCTGCCGCACTTCAAAATAGGCTCTGTCATCTGCGCGCGCAAAAGCACGCTGATGAACTGGATTGCCGCACAGGAGGGACGCAAGTGAACATAGCGCCAGCGGATGCTCTCACCAACCTGCGCCTGGCCCTTTATGATAACGCCTACCACCCCGTCCCGGTACTTGGTCCGCATGTGGCCACGAAGGCTGCAGGGAAACGTCCAGTCATGAAATCCTGGGAGGCCGTCTGCGCGACGGCTGACGAGGCAGAGATCACCCGCTGGACCAATGCCCAACGCAATTGCACAAATACTGGCCTGCTCTGTGGTACGCTCATCGGTGTCGATATCGATTTGCTCGACGCAGACAAAGCCAAACACATTACCGCCCTTGCCTGCAACATGCTGGGGGCCACACCGGCCAAACGGATCGGCCGGGCGCCAAAAATCCTGTTGGCATACCGCACAGACGAGCCCTTCGACAAAATCCAGACGCCAGAATTTCACATGCTCGACGGCAAGGTGGCGCGCGTTGAGGTGCTGGCAACGGGGCAGCAGTTCGTAGGGTTTGGCATCCATCCCGACACAAAGGCACCTTATGATTGGCCGGAAAGCTCTCCTCTGGATGTAGCGTTGTTAGACCTGCCAGCAGTTTCCAAGGATAGCTGCGCTGCGTTCATCGCGGCGGCAGACAGCTATTTGCGCCAGGTAGGAGCTCAGACGAAGGCGGACACCCGTGACGTCGAGAGAGATGGGCGCAAGATTGCAGGCCTGCGGCGTCTTGAGCCACCATCGTTCGAACTGGTCCAGGAGGCGCTGTCCTATATCCCCAATGAGGATTTTTGCTATGATGAATGGATCCGGGTCGGCTTGGCTCTTTTTGCTGCGGTGGGCGGGCAGGGGCGTGTCCTATGGGAGGAATGGTCGGCATTGGCGGCCAAGAATGATGCCGCATTCAGCAGCGACAAGTGGGATAGCTTTTCAGAGGTGCGCAGCATCACCGTGGGCACGCTGTTCTGGCTGGCGCGGTCAAACGGCTGGCGGGTGGAGAAGCCACACCGCCCAAAAGCAACGCCAATGCAGATGGACCCTGACAGCTACGTGCCCGAGGATGATGGCCGCCCCACAATAAAAGTTTTTGCAGGCTTTTTGCACGAAACCATCGATAAGGCTGAGGGCTCGCTGATTCAGGCCAAACTTGGATATTACCAGCGCGGCAGCATGGTGGTGCGCCCCGCGATGGTTCCCGTGAATATCTCTGGCGGAAAAATAATCGATGCTCCGCGATTGGTCGACGTCAAAGCCCACCATATGGCAGAAGCCCTGACCCGAGCGGCGAAGTGGGAGCGCTTCGACAAGCGCGCCGAGGAATGGTTGCGCACCGATTGTCCGCACAAGATCGCGGAGACCTTCCTTGCGCGCGAGGGTCAATGGCTTCTGCCGGTTCTGACAGGCATGATTACCTGTCCCACCCTGCGCGCTGATGGCTCGATCCTCGATCTGCCCGGCTACGACCCCCAAACCGGGCTGCTATTCGACCCACAGGAATGCCGTTTTCCTTCCATTCCCCGTGAACCGGATCGCGACACTGCCCTGCGAGCGCTGGGCTTCCTGAACGACCTGATATCGACGTTCCCCTTTGTCAGCGACGCAGATCGTGCTGTAGCACTCTCAGGCATCCTCACCGCACTGGTCCGACGCTCTCTTGCTACAGCACCACTGCACGGGTTCAACGCCCCTACAGCAGGCACAGGCAAATCCATGCTGGTTGATCTCGCCAGCATCATCGCAACTTCGCGCCCCGCGCCAGTGATCGCTCAGGGCAAATCAGAGGAGGAAATGGAGAAGCGGCTAGGTGCCGCACTGATCGCAGGTGATGTGCTGATCGCTATTGACAACTGTGAGGAGCCGCTGGGCGGCGAGCTCCTTTGCCAGACTCTGACGCAGACGAGCCTGAAGGTCCGTATCCTGGGCAAGTCGCTAAATGCCGAGGTGCCCAGCAACGCGGCCATCTTCGCCACCGGCAACAACCTGACCTTCGAGGGCGACATGACCCGGCGCGCCATCCGCGCGACACTGGACGCCGAGGTTGAGCGGCCAGAATTGCGGTCCTTCGAGCGCGATCCACTCGTCATGGTCAAAGAGCACCGTGGAGAGTACGTCGCCGCAGGGTTGACCGTGCTCAGGGCGTTTCATATCGCGGGACGGCCAACGCAGCGGACACCACTCGGTTCGTTCGGGGATTGGTCATCATGGGTGCGTGACGCGCTTATCTGGCTCGGCGAGGCTGATCCTTGTGCAACGATGGAGGAGATGCGCGGCGCAGATCCAAAGCTAGAGGCGCTCTCTGCTGTTCTCGAGCACTGGCACGCCGTGATTGGCGAGACGCCGATCAACGTGCGCGAACTGATTAATCGCGCCACGGACCAGCGACCTCAGCTCTATGGGCGCGCCGAGTTCATCCACCCTGAATTGCGTGAAGCCCTGTTGATCGTGGCTGGCGAAGGCGGTGTCATCAACAGCCGTCGCTTGGGCAAGTGGATCGGAGGGCATCAGAACCGGATCGTGGGCGGGCTCAAGATCGTCGCAGCCACGGTCTCGGCAGGGAGCGCGCGCTGGCAACTCCAGGGCTGCGACGCTGGGACGGCTTCGACTTTCAAAGTTTCGGATAATCTTCGGAGCCTTGCAAATGCGTAACAACGATTACCAACTAATCTGGTGGGTTTGGTGTGTTTGGTGGATGTGTTCTGGGCGATATCTTTGTTTGTCGCAGAAACTGTCAGCGACGTGGAGGATCCCGACATCTGACATCCTCCAACTAACATCGCATGTTTTGACAAGTATGGGGATCAGAGGAAAACAAATCCACTACATCCACCAAACCCACCAGACAGACTGGCAACCGTTCGTAGCTGACAGGACGGATATGAAGATTATCCGAAACTTTGAGAATGGCCGCGCGGCGGTTCCTCCTGGGCACATCTGTATGTGGGGGAGCACAGCGCATAAGCCCGCCAGCGTCTGGAGGCTGAATTGACTAAACTAAACAGTTCAGAACCAAAGTCTGATTTCGCCGCCCCGTGGTCCTGACCAAAGGGCGCATCTCGCAGCTGATCACGAACGGCCTGCCGGTGCGCACGGACGGGCAAATCGACGTCGCCGAGGGGCTCTCATGGATCGAGGCCAATCTCGACCCTGCACGGCGCAACAAGGGTGGTGCGGGCTCAGTCAATCCCGCGCGGTCGGGAACCACGCTGGCCGATGCCAAGCGGCTCCATGAAATCGTGAAAGTACAGCGAGCCAAGCTTGCTTATGAGAAAGAACAGGGTTTGCTAATAGAAACCGCCGCCGCCACGCGCACTGTTGATGAGCGACAACCATCTTGGCCGGTGCCGACAACCACCTTGGCCGGTGGGTCTGGACGGAAGACGGGCATGCCCGTCTGGAGGGCAGCCCCACCGGCCTGATTGATTTTGGGAATAGGTGCAG